AGTCAATAGCTTGTTTAATCTGAGCATTCATTGCTGAGACTGCAGTAGCTCTATCCATTTCAGTTGCAAATATCTTAGTCTTTTTGATGTTCAACTTTTCTAGCTCCTTAGATTCTTTAACCATTTGGTCAATTTTCATTTGGTCAATCTCTAGCTTTGTCTTACCATCAATAACGGCTTTATCCAGGTCAATCTTAAACTGAGCACGCATTGTTTTAAGATGTTTATCTTGTGCAGATTCTATCTTTGCATTAGCTTGTTTATTGTCTTCAACTCTCTTTTTATTGGATGCAGTTGTTAAGTCATTTCTTTGTTGCTCAAAGTCTTTTTGAGTTAATAATATCAACTTATCAATGTTGGCAACTGTCTCCCAGTCATCCAATCTTGAGGCTTCTCTTCTTTGTCTTTTTAACTTAGCAATAGCCTCAGCTTCTTGTATTTTTAAGATAGCCTTTGACCTTTCAGTCTCATCCTTGATTTGCTTAATGTTTAGCATTTCAATCTGATGATTAATATCTTGAGCTAACTTTTTTCTATTGTTAGCTTGCTGGATAGCTAACTGATTGATCTTGTTAATAGCAGATGCCTCATCATCTTTCAACTTAAGATATTCTTTGGTCTGCTCCTCATCCATGTCAGCAAGCTCACCCATTGCATCAATTTGATCTTGTCTTTGTTGTTGCTTTCTTCTCTCTTCTTCAATCTGTAACTCTTCTAATGTAGCATATCTGTCAATCTCTACTCCTAACTGATCCTCTATTGATGATATTTCTTCAAGGCTTAAATCTTTCGTCACATCATATAAGCCTTTTCTAGCCTCCATTTCTTTTTCAATAGCTTTAATGTTTGACTCAGATGCGGCCTTAACTGCCTCAGCATTTTCTTCTGCTGCATTATCTGTCAATCCTAACCAATCTGTCAGAGCTTTGAAGCCATTAATCAGCGCATTGATTGGAGCCATAAGAACACTAAGCACTTTCTCAAGTACTCCAATTTTATTCAAGAAAATAACTACTGCAGCAACTATAGCAACTATCACACCTACCAATAAGAATATAGGGTTAGCAAGTATCTGTACTCCTAACTTAACAAATGCACCACCCATAGTCTTAATGACACCAGTAAAGTTTTTAAATCCTGCAGCTATCTCTTTTGGATTTACACTACCTAATGCACTAGCAAAAACTTGAGCTTTTTGTTGTGCCTCTTCAAAGTCTAATGATAGCAATGAGTCTTTTATACCACCTAATGAGTTACTGACTTGTTCAAATTTAGAGCCAGTTGCAAAGTTATTCACAGCCTCATTAGCATCTGATAGTTTATCTTTCAGCTCACCAGCTCTTTGTGATAACTTGGCAATTGTTTCAGGATCTGTAGCATCAGCAATAGCACCCTTTAACTCTCTTAACTCAGCTTTTATGGCACCTATGCCAGTTATCTTTAATGGTATTTCAACTTCATTCATAAACTCTAATTTCTATTGATGTGTTAACAAGCATATTGTCTGATGATGTAAAATTATCGTAAGTGTAAAGGGTTATAGTGTCCTCATCAAATCTTCTAGCTATCAATGTAGCAAAGTCACCTGAGCCACCACTAACATCAGCTGAGCCACTTACTATAAATGTTTTATTTAATGTGAATGCGTCAATCAATTCTAGCTTATAAACACCAGTAGAAGTTCTTGAGAATGTAGGTATCTCACTAAATGTATTCTCTAAGATGATTGCTGTAGGAGCATTAGTACCAACTTGATTAAGTAAGGCCACATATTTCTTATAAGGTAGTGATACAGCTCCATTGATAGTGCCAGTTACTGTTAGGTTATTCACTACCATACCATCACTACTCAAGGTCTGACCATCACCTACTATGATTCCTTTAGTACCACTAGTCACTACATTTCCCTTTCCAAATACTTGAGCATTCGCACCAGGTAAAATTACATTGTTGTTGAATGTAGCTCTACCAACTAAGGCGTCTACACCTACTCCAATCATCACATCACCAAATGGTCTACCTAAGCCAGTTCTAAATGGTGCAAGGTCTATCTCAGTGTCAATGCTGATTAGCTCTACCTTAGTGAGCTGTCTTTGGTTACCATTATAATCTTGAATTTTGTTGATATTCCACCAGGAGTTATCTATATAAATCTTATCATTCAGCTTAAGTGATTGTATGTCTACCTCAGTCAAGTCAAACATAGCTATCAACATTTTTCCTACATTAATCTGATTGACTGTTCTTCTCCAGTATAGGTTGTATAGGTTGTTAGCTGTCAGTGATAATGGCTCATAGAAGTAAAAGTCATTAGTGCCAAAGTTAATATCAAAGCTAGGAGTCAAAGCATTGTCAAAGTGTCCTAACATTGGATAGCTTGTCAATCCAAACTCTCCAGTAGTGCCAAAGTCTAAGATGTCAAATGGCTGACATGACTGAACACCACCATCATACAAGATGCGAATGTTAGTGTTAGGAGCTGATCCCACTATAGCTGGTACATAAGCCCCAAATGAAGTAGGGAAAACTGGTGTAGGTGAAAATATTAACTCTTGAGTGTCAACATCTTTAACATACTCATTGTCAAAAGTATACTCTAGCTGTCCATAAATCTCTCTAGTAGCTTGTTCATACATTGTATTGAACTCATCAGAGTCAGGAGCATAAGTTAATTTGAGCTTCTTGTTAGTTAAGTCAGGCAAAAAGATCAATTGCTGGTCCTTATCCTTAGCTAACTTTCTACTCCAATCCTTCTCAACACCTGAGTCATAGTACTCATCTCTGTGTCTTAAGATTAGATTGTAAGGATTGTTAACATCTTGCTCAATATACAAATTGTACATCTGTAAAATAGACTTAACAAAATCTGACTGCTTAATTTCAGATGGTACATATTGATTGATGTTAAGTGTTGAGCCAGTTACTTGAATGTTGTTACTAGGTAAGATTGACATGTTGATTGATGTCAAGTCTAGGACCACGTTAACTGGTGCTAATGTGTCAGTAGATACTGTGTACCAATTGCCAGTAGTGAATGCAGCATCTGTGTGAAATATCTCAACACCAGTATTAAGAATTTGAATATCTGATACTGCTATAGTTGTACCATTGTTTGCATTAGTTGCCGCTGGTATTTGAAGTGTGTTTGAGAAGTTTAAAATAGTAGTGTTACCATTAGGTAGAACTGTAGTGATTCCATTAACTACAGCAGTTGAGCCATAGACTATAGGGTTATCAAATCCATCTACAGAAACTCTCATAAAAACCTTATAGTACTTTGCTGGTGTATCTACATAACAGTCCTCTCCGCTTGTATTCTCTAAAATGATTGAGCCACCAATTGTTAAGTTATAGATGTAATGCTCTCCAGCTGGTAAACTAGTATTTATTGGTGAAGTATACTCACCATCTGTAGGATTGAATATTGATTGAGTATCTACTATCTCTGTCCATCCTGAGTCAATAGCTTCTTGAAAAGTTATGTTTTGACCTACTGCTTGTACATTGGTAGTAGTCCAGGTGTTTGTAGCCTCTACTAAGAAATCATTGTAATCCTGATCATTAGTGTCACCATTGTAGGGAATTAACAGCTTATCAAATCTAGCTGAGGCTATCTCATCCCAAGTGTAAGTAAATCCAGCTACAGCGAATATTCTATCAAAGTAAGTCTTAGCATAGATTGCTGGCTTAAAGTCATTGGCATTAAAGTCATTACCATTGATATAAGGCATCACATACTTATAGCCATCAGCTACAGTGTGACTGAATGATGATGCTATGTTAGTGGAGCTAAACACATGATCTAAGTCTGAGAAGTCTAAGTCAGTCAAGTTAGCATTTGTGATGGCTGTAAAGAATTCTGCTCTTGTATCTTTGATTAATACCTCATAGCTTACCTCATCCTCAAATCTATTGTTAGTCTGTACCTTGCTAACACTTACCAATTGCAATAGAGCCTCATCTAATATAGGTACACCATTCTGAATGACTTGACACTTTGTTAGTGTGTTTAGATTGAATGTACCAGCTTCTATGTTGACATCATAGTAGTGGCCAAGTAGGTCGTTGTTATTCTTTGTTCCAGCAAGAGTAACAGTCTTTGAGAATGTCCCCTTTCTTGAGGATAAGTCTCTAATGTCACCAATACTGAATGTGATAGGTAGTGCAAGATTTTCTGAGACATCAAGCACACCATTAGGTAGAACTATCTTAACCATTGATTATGTCGTTGTTACCTATTCTTACTTGAATAGATTGCTTAATTAGATTCTTGTTTCGTTGCTTGAAAACTTCAAAGTTATTAGTGGTCACGTTGCAACTCACATACTCAGTGCTCTCAGGTACATGGATAACACAGCCATTCTCATCAAATAGTACAGCTCCATCCTCTGTGATGTGGTAAAGGACATTCTTGATATAAGTCTGTGGTGATGTTAGCAACTGCTGAAAATAATCTCCCTCAGCTTCTGTCATAAAATTGGTAGATAAGTCATAGAGCTTAGTTACCTCAGTGTTTATGTTGATAGTACCTTGTTCATAACTTTTATACTGCCACTGACCATCAACAACTGCACCAGGTACATCTTGATTGTAAGTCTGTCTAGTGATGTTGCCTCTCTCATAAGCCTTAAGTTGGAAAGCAAAACTACTCCATGAGCCTAGTCTATCTAAGAACACAATGTGACTTTCAGAGATTAACATACGTCTGTCTATGTTCACCTTATACTTGATTGACTTTTGTGTCTGTGGAGAACCATCAACATACCATACCTCATAGCTTTTAGTGTCATTTTTAACCAATGGAGCTGTGCCACTTACTACTGTTAGTGATCCATAGTTATTAGGACCAACTGCCACACCTTTGATAGTCTCAGTACCAGCTACTACCTTAGAGAATAAATCTCCATTGTCATTTTGAAAGTATACCTTACCACTTGGTGCAACTCCAAAACCTCTCATGTTAAGCCATAAGTCTTGACCAGGTGTACAACTAAATAACTGAGGCTGGTCTGTTAGCCATTCCTTAGTAGTACCATCAAGCTCATAGTCAGTCTCATCCCAATATGGGAACTCAAGCCATGAGTACACACCATTGAAGACAAATTTGTCAAGCGTTGATTCTATGTCTAAGTCAATAGTTTTTCGCTTATCAGCATACTCAATAACACCATTGATAGTAGCATCTGTGACTCCTGACCATAGAGCATTGATCGTGAAGTTAGTTGTGCCAGTGATAGCTATCACAGTGTGAAGTCCTTCGACACCAGGGTTGGCAACTCCACCATCAGCTTGAGTGATATTCACCTGGTCACCTACTTGAAATGGGTGTGTAGCTGTGATGCGTACATTGCCACTATTATCAGTCAGTGATGCTGAATAACTCATATCAAATATATACTCTTCACCAAATTTCACATCATAGCCAAAGTAACTATTAGACGCATCATAGAAAGTAGTGATTGAAGGATTGAAGTCAAAGCTTACTGAGTTGCTCAATAACTTAGACAAATCTTGCTCACCATAGCCAGTGCCAAATGTAGGGAGTGCCTTGTAGTATCCTATCCTTAGATTAGTCACTGAGTCAAACACCTCAAAGATATATCTGAAGCCTGACTTATTTTTGTTAGTAGAGTCAATGATAAACTTGCACTCATTATAAGCTGGAGTGAAGTCCTGAGGCTGTGCTATGATTGTTTGTGCCATACCTATATTGTATTTTTATTAGAATTCAATTAGAAGGATAGATAGCTGTCATCTGTGAAGTATTCCTTCTTGATGTATGTTGCAGCGTATCTAATTGCATCCATAGCATCATCCCAAAGTTTGACTGGCTCATCAGTAATTGTGTCACCTATTTTTTTCCACTTGTAATTCTCATACTCTTTCTTTATTGCTGGATGATCCTCGCAGAATACACCAAAGGTCTTGATGTTATCTATCCCTTGCTTGACTACCTTGTTAGCATTCTCAATGTAATAACCAGCTCTATCAATTTCAGCTATAGTCTCAGGCCTTGAGTAGTCAGCTAGTATGTTGATGCTCTTCTCAATCCCTAACTGATCCATGCGAGCTATCAAGTCAGTAGTGGTCAAGTAGCTCTCATAGATGATTGGCTCAATGTAGATGTCCTTGTCTCTCCAATATACTCTGACTAGAGCTGTAGGGTGATTATAACCAAAGTCAAGCCCATACACATAGTCAGTAAACTTAGCTGGTCTATGCTTAACAAATGACCAATTACTGTAGATGTTACTCTTAGAGATAGCTTTCTCTCCTAGTGCATAGATTTGATACTGTGCCTCATCTGTTCTCTTCAAGTCTTCTATCTGTCGCTTGATGCTCTCAGGTAGGAATGGATTGTCTTTGTATGTTGACTTAATCAGTATTGACTCCTCAGCTGGCAACTCATAGAGCCAAGAGTTAGACTCAGATGGATTGTAGTCAAAGATTAGCTTTCCTTCTGTCCTCATGTTGAGCTGAGTGAAGTCATCATAGTACAGCTCATTGGCTTCATTGCACCATGCAAGGTCTCGCTTCCTACCTCTTATCTTTTGCTCATCATCAACTGAGAAGAACTCAACAATAGATCCATTACCAAAGGTGTAGATGTGTTCTGACTTGTTATGTCTAGCCACGTCATAAATTTCTAAGCTCTTCATGATTTCTAAGAAGTCACGCATCACTGTAGCTCTCAATGCTGGGAAGGTCTTACGAATGATACTGACTACCTTGTTGGGATTCTGTAAGCAATAGACTATTATCAACTGACAAAGGCTGTATGTCTTTGATGACCTTGAGCCACCCTCATTGATGATAAATCTATGCTCAGGGCTATTTAGTGCCTCGTGATTCTTTTGAAAGATGACAGTTGAATTTAGCTCCATAGACAAATCATACCACTATTAGTAGTACTTATATTATTATTTATTAAGATTACTCCCCTTTATTAGAAGTAATAATATTCACTTTTATCTCTGAGATAGCTTCACCCTTAGTAGTAGTATCAACTCTCTCAGTCAGGTTGTTTAGTCTTTGAGTTATGGATGGATTGTATTGTCCAACCATGCCACCTGAGATTTGGTCTTCTCTGATTGTTCTCTTTATACGTGAACAGATGGCAACATATTCACTATATCTTTCTCCTCTATTCTCAAAGTATTGGTCTATACATCCTATAGCATCATAGCAATAGCAATAGAATCCTTCAAAGGTCAATGGTCTCTCAAGTAGCTCAAATTCTGACGTACCATCTTTACCAACAAATGTATGTTTCTTACGAGGGTTATTCTTAGTCTCATTGACATAATTAGTAAATAACTCCCACATTGCCTCAGGAGTAGCTATGTACTTGTGCTTAGCCATTACCTTCAGCTGAATTTATTAACTCTTGATCTCTTTTTTTGATCTCCTCTTCTAGTCTCTCAACAAATTTCTTAGTGCGTTTTTTCTTCACTGGTGTATCTATTGCCTTAAGAAACTCAGGTGATAAATCACTTTCAGCTATTGGTCCTACAATTCCTTGGTATTGAATAACAGTAGACTCAGGAGCTGTAGCAGTCACTACCTCTTCAAAGATATGCTTAAGTCCAATTGTCTGATAGTATTTCACTTTGCTAAGGTCAAGGTTGTTGACTACAATAGTCTTAGTGCCTTGAAATCTGTCATAGATTTTAACAGTCTTACCTACGAATTCTGGTTTAATTGTGTATTCCATAATTTTAGTCTTTATACCTATATTGTATTTCCTTAATATTTTGTTTTATTTCTTTAATCAGAAAGAATGCTGATGTACTGTTGATGTCAAAGTACTTAGCTAGAGCAGTCTGAGTAGAGTGACCTTTGTCATAGTATGCCTCAAAGATAATCTTTTTAATTCTATCATCCAAAGAGTTACGGTATATCTCCACCATTGCCTTCTTAAAGTTATAGCTCTCTTCTAAGTTCACTTTGTGCTCAATGTCGCTTGAGTCATCTAATGAGTCACCTAGATACTCATGTGATCTATAGATGTCATCTTTTTTAGTCCTTGAGCCTTGAGTCCAAATTAGCTCATACTTGATAGTATTTAGTAGATAGCTCTTTGCTTTGTCTTCTGTGACACCTTCTATCTCTAGCTTAACACAATGAAGGTAAGCATTGTTTATGACAGCATCAGCTTCTATAGAGCTAGGTATTTTGAGTCGTTGAATGAAGTGCTTTGTGTATTTGAGCACCTCAAGGTAGTTGTTTTGAATGTAAAGGTCAAGCATTCTTTTCATACCACGATAAAAAGTCCTTATACCACACCTTGCGTCTTACTGTAGAGCAAAAGCACTCTTTATCAATAACTTTAGTCTGAGCCACTTTAATCTGTTTAAGTTGATTAAGTGACCTCTTAGTCATAATCTCACTCTCAGGTAGTGCTATGATAGATTCTACGAGTTGTATATCAGTTTCTGTAAGCATACTGCTGTGAGTGAAGTGGCACAAGCCACAGTGAATGATTGTGAGTATATTAGTGCTGTCCAAAATGACATACACTTCCAGCATCCTAGAGCAGTGTGTAGCCAGTCAGGTAGAATAAATCTATCAATGAAGTTCTGAATAGGCTCAAAGTTAGTAAACCACCAAGTAGCTACTAATGGTGTTATGTATGCTATCATGTTGTAAATTTAGTTAATATTTATAAAGGGAGCTATTAACTCCCTTGATTTATGTACCACTTAAACCACTTCTCATAGAATGAGTCTTTAACAGTGTTGCCAGTTAGAAACCTAGACAATTGCGATCCATTGACTCCAATATCCTCAGCTATGTGAGTCTGCTTGTATCTGTTAGTCATTCTCAGGTTAGTCTGTTCTATCATCCACTCTTTGACTGAGAAGTCCTTATCTGTTAAGATAGTGATAGTATGCATCTTTGATAAATCCATAAGTGAAGTAAATTAGTATTATTATTGAAACGATTGTGACTCCTCTCTTGCCTAAGAAGGTATACATTCCATAGAAGAACAGAACAAAGAATGCTAAAATGCATAGCATTACTATGATGTACTTGATAACTCTCATTAGAATAGCTTAGAGATTACTTTTAGAGCATTCAAGCTCACATAGTGTGTGCCATTATATTCTCTGCCTCTCAGCTCAAATGTTACCTCTACCACTTCATTCACCTGGATAAAGTCTAGTAGGTCAATGTTGTCATTCACTAGTTGAAATTTCACCTCTTGAGGATACTTGTCATCAGGGTTACCTACTCTAAGTATAAACTCTTGTATTCTGAACTTTTCAGATACTTGTTTGATTGGCAATTTATTGATAATTGCTCCAGTTGTTGTGTGTGTCATTTTGATAATTTATATAGGTTTAAAAATCGTGCTGTAGTGCACTTGAATTCTGTTATAGGGTTATCAGTTGACTTTTTAGTCACTTGATAAATAACCATTCCAGCCTTATCTGAGATAGGCATAACCAACTGCTCCCTAGTTTTGTTGATGTATGTTTTGTTTACTTGTATCATTTTTTGTTGTTTAAATTGTTAAATTCTTCTTTGCTTACCTTCCTAACATCTAGCTGGTCATAGTTGTTTGTAACTAATATACAATAGTCATGACCTGACTTGTTGAATGTCTTAGCTGAGTATCTAGCATACTTGAGATTCTCTAGGCTTGACTCAATAATGAAGTATGATTTTTCCATTACTTACAGTTTAATTGTTCAATATACTCATTGTAATACTCTGTACAAGCTAAAAGACGCTCTCTAATGGCTTCTTCTGTTGAAATGTTACGTTCATACTGAAGTACTGTTATTCGTTTCTTAGGCTCAATGTGAGATACTTTGTGAATAGATTTATTATCCCAGTCAGAAAGTAGAAAGTCATCTGTGTCAATCATGCAGTAGATTAGCTCAGCTGATGCCTTATCACATAGCATCATGTACCCTCTCAATTGCCACTCATAATCTTTATTTATTCCTTCTGCTGAGATAGCTGGAAAAGTCTCTAAGGACCATGAAGTCTTAATGTCAATAATTGAATTGTCCAGGATGATGTCAGGAGTTCCGATTAGACAGTCATTCTCAATAGTTTCTTCATTCTTGATGTAGAATGTATCTCTAATCTGATTGACTAACTCAATAGACTCATGCTCCCAGTCAGTGCCTTTCTGCATTGCTTTGGTAGATACAAATGAATTGTAGCCAAAAAAATCCTCTTTTGCCTTGCTTGCGATGTAAGACTTAGTAGTCTGACTCAATACTTCTGACTTTGTGCGTGACTCAGTCATAAGTTTACCTAGTGATGATGGATGCCACTTCATAGTGCTGATGTTAAAAAATGTACAATTTCATTAGTCTTTTGCATCATTACTTTAGTATCTAATTTATAAACTATCTTACAATTATTACATTGAATATAATAAGCAAAATAGCCATCATAATGATTATGATGTCCACATTCACAATGAAAGTCCATACATAAATCTGTTCCTTTCCATTGTATAAAATTATTTTCTATTTTCATAATGCTTGTATTTGTTGGTTAGTTAATAAAAAATCTGACCTTAGCTTAGCTACTGTGTACTTTCCTGATTCAATTGACTTAAGAGCTTCTTTGAATCTGTCATCTGTAAGGGTTGGCTTAGTGGTTGCTGCTACTGAGTTACCATCATCATCTACAGCTTGAAGGCTTAAAAGAGATTGTAAAGTTGCTCTTCTGTAGTAAGTAGTAGCACTAATCATTTTTTGTGGATCAATATTGTCAGGCAATGTCAACCATGACTCTATCATCTCACCTGACTCAATGTCAATTATCTGAGTACTCAGAATCTTGTCATGGATAGGCTGTAAGAGCAGTAATCCATTCTCATGAAGGATAGGCTCAACTGTTTCTAGCAATGCGTTGATGTCAGCATAGCTTTTTTTAAAGTGAGGATTGGTGGAGTTTTTCACTACCTTGCCAATGCTCATCTTTGCCTTGTGAATTTTTATCCACAATGGCACTTTGGTTACTTCTGTTTGCATGTATATTTATTTAATTGTTTACAAATGTAATAATTTTATTTAGTTGTGCAACTATTTTTCATTTAATTTCATGCACATTTCACAATATTCAATCAATTTGTCTAGTGCTATCCCTATCTCAGTAGGGTTTGGTTGTGGTATTTCAGCTCCACGTCTCCATGCTTGGTAGTTCTTTATGAAGTCTAAGTCTTCTTGTGTCATTGTATTGGAATTAATTGTTGTATTTCTTTTTGAAACGTTTCAAAGTCTACCCATCTACATAGATAATAAATAGCTTTTGACTGTGTTAAATTTGATTGATGCTGTATTTGTTCTTTTCTTTGTCTATCACCTTTACTGGCTTTTAATTCAATTGCGAATTTTATACCATTTGGTAAAGTACCTTCCACGTCTGCCATCCCTTTATTGAGTCCTTTAAGAAAGAAACCACCTGATTTCTTACTAGCATCTTTTCTCCATCTACCTTCGCTGGATACTCTCCTGACATCTAAACATCCATACATTACTATCATGTAGTCTTCAATTAATTTAGTAATTGCATTAGTGTCATTTACTTTTTTGCTAGTTCCTTTGGTCACCTTAATGTATGGTACACCATTCTCATCTAACAAAGTTTCGGTAACTGTTTTTAATACATCTTTAGATTTTAATACCTTATGTCTAGCTTTGTATTTCTTTTCAGTTGCTCCTAAAAACAAAGCATTCTGACCTTGCATTTCTAAATCAATACAAATCTTAGTAAATTCTTGTAGTGTCATATTGCTTTCGATTTGTAGTAGCTTTCAACTAAGTGCTCATTTTCAAGCTCCCAAAATTCTTTAAGTAAATTTATAAATCCTTTATGTGGATTGGCAGTCATCCATTCTACCTCTAGTGTACCTTTATGGTCAGTTATGCTAAATATTTCTTCATCAAAGCAATAGCTTACTATTTTGTTTTTAACATTTTGAAGTCTCTCAGATCTCCATTGTTCTTGTTGATTGTAATTTATTATCATAGTTCTGAAAAAATTATGTATCTACCTTTGTGATTTTTATCTTTTGAAATTTTATAGCCTTTATGCTTAGCATACTCAAGTAACCATTTAGAGAAACGTTGAGGAGTCATGTCTTTATAATTGTAATCTAGCTCAAATGAACTTAATAATTCGCTGTTATAGTAAATAACACCTTTAACAAGTTCATTCTCACTAATGAAGTCATAAAAGTCCTTACTAGTAGCTTGAATAAATCTCTTTGCATCGGCATTGATTCCTATTGACTTAGTAAGTCCTTCTCTTAAGTATAGCTGTAGATTCTTTATCATGTAATTATCAAATCTTAGCCAGTCATCTGTGGACCATTGGTCAAATAGTAATTTTCCATAATGCTTAAGAGGTGAGTTGTTAGAGTTAAAGTATTGAAAAAACTCAATCTCATGTCTTCTACGATCATGACTACCTCCAGCT